ATACGCGCCCGCTCCAGTAGTAGCAATTTTAATACCCGCCGCAGTTCTAGCGTCTCGCAACATCTGTTTATCTTTGGCCTCCTGTAAAGATTTAGTAGTTTCCATCCTAGCTATTTTACCTAGTCCAGTAGTAGCATCGGCTTGTTGACCTCTTGCAGTGCCTAATACGCCAACTTGTCGATCACGTTTTGCCCTTAAAGCGTCTGAAGTAGCCTTACCTATTTGGGCTCCGGCAGCAGAAGCAACATCAGCTGCAGCGTCCACAGATCTTGCTGCCTGTATACTTGGTTTTGATGTAAGGGCCTGCATTGTATCTGCGTTAGCAATCCCAGTAGCCGTAGGGGTAAAATCTTCTGAATCCGCTAAATCTCGCATTTCACGCAATAACGGCCCGTATAATCTGCTAAAGTCTTCCTTTTCTTTAAGGGCAATTGAAGCTTGCATTTTTTCAGCTTCTGTAGGCTTATACTCTTGTTTTTTAGGTTTACTCAACGTTTCTCCTATAAATCCGTGTGTCTAAACTCCAACCATTTTCAACAGCATACTCTTCAAAACTTGAAACATTTGATTGAGCTTCTATAAATTTACAGCCTAAATTTTTAGCCACATCATTTATCCAAGTTTGATGAGTAACCCATTGATGCTCACCAGTAGCATAAGTATACGCTACCCACATGTACAATGTCTTGTCTTTTGTGTACCTATCTATTTCAATAGTAAGGACTAAGAAGCCTTTAGGGGAAGTGAATAGAAAAGCTCTTTCGTTTACACACTCGCTATAAACGTCTTCAGGAAAAAATGTTAAATTAGGGTTGTCTCTCAGTACTTCTTCTAAACCTGGTCTTACAGTGTCCCACATAGATCGTATATCCGTAAGCACAGGTTCAACAAACCCATCAGTAGTCAATCTCCTTACCATACCTTCTATACCTTTTTCTTGGGTTTAGTCCAACACCTTTATATTTAACAAGTCTTCTAACACCAAGGTCTCCTGCTCTTGATCTAGCCTCAGCTTCTCTAACTTGTTCGTCAAATAAATTCCTGTAATCTGCAGCTGCTGTCTGGTCACTCCACTCCCTAGCAGGTATACGTAAAAGCCTCCACAAAGCGCCGAATATAATGCCGTCTCTGTAATCGGTAGAAAAATCTGTATCTATGTTATTAGAAGACCTAGAAGGTTTAAGAGCTACACTAACTCTAAACCCGTTTGTTTTCGTAGAGCTCGGCACAGGCGCTACATAAAATAAATCTGGAGATATCTGTAAAAAAACCTCTGGCGTGCCTGTTCTATCTCTCCAATCAGGGTAGTTAAGTTCTAGACTACGCGGGCTAGTGGGGTCCATGTCCTCTCCGTCATAGGTCATCCAAAGAATTTGATGAACATCAGTGCCAGTGGGTTGGTCAAACTCGTACTCAAACACCCCGCTTATGCTAGTAATTACATCTAACTCAACCTTGTAGGCTTTAGATTTTTCGCATAGCTCAATAGTAGATGAACGTAAGTTTGTCTCTACTAATGTATCAGGACACCCAGGGACGTAGGGTAGTACGTCTTTTACTAAGGAATCAAAAGTAGCCACATTACCCTCCTATATTAGAAGTCGCTAAACCTCTAGCGGCATAGTCAAAGTTAGGATTAATTAAATTCTGAGCTTGGGTTCCAGAACTTAAACTGTTTACAAATAATTGATAATGCTGACTAGACCTTTGTACATTACCTGCGTATTCAGAATCTTTTAAGTATGACTTGAATAAGACAAAATCTACTACTGCGTTAGCAAATGTGTCATCAATATCAAGAGTGGAAGAAGTAGAACTAAAATCATCAGGTGCTTTAGAATAAACAATCTCTACAAAAGCATTTCCAGCCACACCGGGATATACGTAATACTTCCTAGGATCATCTTGATCAAAAGCATAATGTTTTACAATCGTGCCATGCGTAGCATCTCCAGTCACAGTCGGATCGTTCCAGTTAGGCTCTTGAGTGTTAAGTATGTCGAAATCAACTATTCTAATAGCCCTTGCTCCAGTAGCGCTACCAGAGGTTCCAGACATATTTCTTGTAACTTTAATCAAACGTAACCCATTAGTAGGAATAGTTTGTAAAGTCCCTGTGCTTAATTGAACGTTAGCCGTAAGAGCAGAGGCATCTGGTCTAAAATTAACAACCTCACGTTGCGCATCGTTTAGATATCTAAGAAGTTCAGCTTCAGACCACCTAACACTAGTAGTGTCTTGTAAGGTGTCTTGAACTCTAGTTATTAAATTTGCCCCCGTAAGTGTTCCCATGGTTTATTAATTAATTGTAGCTTTTAGTTCCTCTATTAAAGCCGCTTTAGTCTTACGCCTATCTAGTTCTATGCCTATAGTGCGACCATACTCTTCTAGCTCTACCTTAGTCATACTTTCTAAATCTACTGAAGTTTCTTCTGTTGCAGTTTCTTCTACAACAGGAGCAGCTACTTCTTCTTCGCCATCTACTTCTCTAGCCCCTTGTTGTAAACATAGGACTCCAAAATCTTTTCCTACAGCTTTAGGTACACCGGCTTCAAAAGAATCTGCGTGCCCCCAAGTAGAGGCCACATATGTGTCTTGATCAAATACTACTTTCATAAATTACTCCTTAAAAAAATACAGGTGACTAACGTAACGCTAGCCACCTGTAAAATGTTATCACAATTAGAATGCGACATCTAATCTTATGACACCAAAGTCCTCAGACTGACCTGTTATGTCAGAATTGTACTTTGGCTTCTTAAGACCAAAAATCTTACCAATTGAAATACCGTTTTGGTTTCCGTAGTCGAAAGTATCTTCAACTATTTCTGGAAGACCAATATCAGCCATTGCAAGTGATTGCGCACCGCAGAATAGACATGAAGCATAGTCAACATCAGCATTAGCTCCGCCCTTATATCCAGCAGAACCAGCATTACTTGAAGAGCCACTAAGAGCTCCTGAAGTATTGAAGACATGCCTAAACTCATGAACCATAATACCGTCAACCATTAAGCTAGAAGATCCAGCAAATAGTTCGTTATTTGGTCCTCTGATGCCAGCGCTTCTTACATTCGCTAAGAAGTCTGAATCGAGTTTAAGGTCAGCCATTACCTGCGGGGAAACAAACAGATGATACATCTCTTCGTTACCAGCGCCTCTCATACCTCTGATGTACTGATCTTTAGCAAAAGCTTTTAGATCGACAATATGTCTGTACTTCAAAGTATCAGAAGCAGTAATAGATGTAACAGAACCAGCGGCAAGGTCATTACCATTGATTCTTTTGTGTCTATTACTTGTTGGTGCAGTTACATCACTATTAAACGTAAGATCCCCAAGGTTCTGTCCTGATGTAAGAACAGGCCTCAAAGCTCCGGTGTTTTTATTAGTGTATGCAATCCCAGCTAACGATAAGAACGCTAGTTGGTCTATTCTATCAGCCATTGCATAAGCAAGTGCATCTCTAGAATGCTCACGGAAATTTACAACTGATTTTTGATCAGCCAATCTGCCCGAAAGCCTATTAGCAAATCTTAATTGATCAAGCTGTACGACGATGTCGAAGGATCTTAACGCCTCTTCATTTCCTTCTAAGGTGTTGTCTCCAACAATACCATCACCGGTCATATCTGCAAGAAGAGTTAAAACTGCTCTTGCTCCTTTCTCGGATTGGGTAAGTTCAGAAATTTCCTGAACCATTGCGTTGGGTCCGCTACCTGCGAATTGATTAATGAAGGACATATTCCTAGCAACACGCCAGAAATCACGAGACCAGATGGTGAGCTGTTCACTGGTCAACGCGCTAAAGTTAGTATTAGCCATTTATATACCTTTATAATTAAAGTTAACCAGTCGCTATATTCTGGGGCGACTTTTACCCGTCTACCCTTTATCGTTGGGAAACGTCTACGTGATTGTAACGAACACGAGCTCGACCATGTTTTACGTCTTGATTGACGAGTAACGTATTTTACCTCTACGATGAGGGCTAAGTATCGTCTTAGCAAACGAACTTCTATCTTAGCTTACCCAAAATCCCCACGCAACCTTTTAAGTGTTTCTTCTGGGAGCGCACTAAACTCTTTTTCAGACAATTTATTAAGATCAATTGGCTTATCTCCACGTTGAGCAGCTCCTTCCCCCCTCATAGCGGGAGGTTGTTGCTGCGAAGCCTCTATTTTTTCGCTAACTTTAGCGGTCTGTTTCTTTTTATTAAGTTCTGCTACTTTTGGATCAACTTTAGGAGCTTCCGATTGCAATAATTCTGGTTTTTTTAAAGTTAAAGTAGTATTTACTGCTCTTTCAAGAGCATAAGGACCATCATAACCCTGCGCCATAAAAGCATCGCGCAATTCAAGAGCCTCTTTTAATATATCAGGGTCATGTTCAGCGCTATTTACATCAAAAATTGGATATTGTTTCTCTAATTCTGTTGCTCTAGCTTGAATAGCCTGTACTTCAGTAGATTCTTGTATGTTTTGAGTAGTAGTTTGCTGCACTTCGAACATAATTTGTTGTTTTTCAGCATTTCTTATCTCAGTTCTTAAAGCAATTGCTTTTTCTGACTCGCCATCTAAAACGAATTGCTGATATTCCGCCTCTTTTGCTGCAAAATCATACTCTGGAGCCTCTGTTACAGTTTCTATTTTAGCAGTTTGCAATTCCTCAAGTTGTTTTTGCAAAGCTTTTTGTTTCGCTAACACCTCATCAAGCCTAGATTTAGGCACCATTGGTGCTTTTTTCTCTTCTACTTCAACAGGTTCCTCTGCAACTTGTTGTACATCTTCTTGTACAACTCCCTCGTCTGTTGTTTCTGCTGTTGCTTCTGCTGTTTCTTCTCCTTCGTCAACTGCTTCTGTTTCTGTTTCGTCTTCAGCCGCCTCTGGTTCAGCTTCTTCGACCTCTGTTTCTGGCTCTTCTGTGGTTTCTTCTTCAACTTCTTGCTCCTCCGTAGCAACGGGATCTGTATCCTCGGTTGTTGTATCTTCTGAAAAATCTAGATCAACACTAAATGACTCTGTACCTTGGATGTTTTTCTTATCACCTCCAGGCATAGAATCAAAAACTATAGTATCTTCTGTTGTGGTTTCTTTTGCCATATTTAACTCCTATTATTAGTTGGCTTCATAGCAGCAGTAGCTAACCTTGCAGCTGCTGCAGTGTCACTTTGGTTCTTCCTCATGTCGTTAGTCATAGCCGACAAACGCTCTCGTAAGCTAAGTTCCTCTCGTTTAGACTGAAGTTTACTCTGTAGTTCTGCAATCTTCAACTGTGGATCGGCTTCTGTAGCTTGTGCTTTTGCTACATTCAATGCAGCTGAAGTTTGTAAGTTAGTAACTTCAGCTTCTAATTTAGCAATTTCAAGCTGCGTGCTTCTGATTTGAGATTCCAATTGGAACTGTTGAAGTTGTATTTCTTGTTCTGTAGGCTCACCTGTGCCTTGCATTCTTCTTATACGATCTGCAATCTGCGCTTTTTGCGATAAGTGAGAATATTCCACAATCATATCATCTGGTATAGGCACTCCTGCTTGTCTTAGCTGTATTGCCTCTGCAAATTGCACTTCATCAAAAGTATCTCTAGCAGGCATCGTGTCTACTACAACATCATACTCACCTAAAGTAAGATCATTTACTATTGTACCCTCTGGGGTCATAGCATTTATGGGTACAGCTATACTAGGTTTAAACGGATCGGCTTCATCTGTAATCTGAATTAATCTTTCTTCTGTGTAGTACTGTTGAATAAGCTGGAGAATTTTTTCTGCTAAAAATTGCCTTGTCTTTGTAAGATTATCCAAAGGAACTTGTATCATCAAGATTCCTCTATTTTGTTTTTGTTGTATAGCTACACCAGAAACTTCTGGGCCATCTGTACCCAGCATAGAGTCTGATACGCCACTAATCTGTTTTATATTAGCAGCAGCTTTTTGCCCCAACCTATCTAACCCGGTGGGAATCTGGTTTGGTGGGATTTTAGCTGGGGGGCTAGAACCCCTATTATACTCGAGAACCAAACCAGTCTCCGCGCCATGCTCTTCTAAATCATCTGCAGTCATACCCGTCAATGACCCTGACTCAACTACCCAACCACTATTAGCAGTTGTGTTTACAATATGCAGCTCCTGGGAACTAATTTTGTTTAACTGTTCTTGTGGTGAAATTAAATTTCTTACCATGCCAAACGGCCTTCCTCTTCTAAAGTATGGGAAGTAAGGTACTAAAGTAAAATGTGAATATGGAGACCAGTCATCAAAGAGTACTACTCTGTCTGCTGTTACTGTCCAACGAACCTTCCGGACTTTTTTTGAAACTATGTGTAATCCAAAATCATCTGCAAACTGTTCTCTTTTTTTCTTGCCCCAGTCATATGGTATCTGACGCTCGTCTCCTGTAACTGGATCGACATAGAACATACAGTCTTTTAACTGGTAGTATTGACGCTCTATAACTCTGATCGATCTTACAATCCTAGCCTCCTCCGGGTTGTATGCGTAATTACTAGAATACTCATGTTCTTCAGTATCGCCGTACCTCTGCTCTTGGTACTCCATGGAATCTCCACCATAAGAAGTTCCCATCTCCGATATCATTCTTAATTTATCTGCAGCTTTTTGACTATACTGTTCTTCTATCTCATCTAAGCTCATCCACTTAGTTTCAAAAATTTCGTTCCAGTTGCGTGGGTCGTAGTCCTTTGCATCTGGATCAATAATGATGTCCAACGGATCTTTAGCTGTGATTCGTACTTCGCCTTTAAAATTGTCAGAAAAATCTATACGTACATCGAACCAACCGCGATCCTGGATCAGACCATCTGCGAACACTTGCGCTTCCGTCCAGTCTAGTTTGTTATTGTCAGCCACCTGCATGTAAACTTTTGTAAGTACATCAGCAACATCTTGCATACCGCTACCACGGGGCTTGAACTTGATATCAGCCCTACGTGTACTTTGTTCTCCTAGAACTGTATTAATTGTAGGTAAGATTGTATTGATTGTAAGAGCTGGTCGACCTTGGTCATCTAACGTTGCTACATCAGCCGCGTCCCACTGTTGCCCTCTGTAATACTGGTCACATTGCTGCGCGATCTCCATGTAATCATCATGACCCGCGTCTCGCGCTCGGGTGTACCTCTCCCAATTATTTCTAGCTAGATTCTCCTCTTCTGCTTTACTTAATGCTTTTTTCGGTTTTCCGTATGCCATTATGCACTCATTGACGATTTACGCCTTATTGGTTTCGCTATATATTTTAGTCTATCTCTCCATGAAGGGATATGCTCTTCTTGTTCAAAATACGTAGAGAACTCTGTCATCATCAGACCAATCCACGCAAGCGCATCAACTTGGTCGTCATGCACCCCATTAGGAAAACGCAATAACTCCGCAACCAAGGGGCCAGTCCAAACCGCATCCTTCGGAAAGTATACCATGCCTTGTTGCATTCTACCTTGAATAGCTCTTGCTCTTGCTTCTTTATCACGTCTCCCCACTTTGAGATCTTTAAAGTAAGCCTCATACAGCCTACGTTCTCTAACCCTCTTTTCTAGGAACGGACCGAGCGCCATTTCTATGTGCCCTTTCTCTATACCTACAATGCCAGGTCTCCACTGCTCGTATACATCTAGTATTTTTTCTACAAGCTCGAATCCATCATACTTGCCTCTGATGACATCTACCACAAAAATTTCATCATATTCACTTACACCAACTACCACTCCGACGGAGTAATCGTTCCTGTCGCGTTGTCCTATCGCCAAGTCCCACGCACAATAATATTTTAATTTATCAAATTCTATATCTTCAGAGTCGTAATACCGCACCATGTCCCTAGAAAAGTAATCGCCTTCATCGGACACCGGGTTTTGTTGGTACAGCGCCGACCAGTCTCTGGGACCAATGGCTTTACGTATTTGATCTAGTGCATCTTCACTGTAACGTTCTCTATGAAGCGCCTCTCCAGTTTCGCGGAACTCTTCATCTATTTCAGCGATTGCTGGATATTTGACCACTTCCCATTCGTCCGCGCCGTCTTCTGCTACACGCAACAGCCTACCTGCAAGATCGTCATCGTGCCACCTCGTAAGGATCACAAGTATGCCGCCACCTGGTGACAAACGGGTATACGCCGTACTTGTGTACCAATCCCAGATCGCATCGCGATTGTTATCGGACTCTGCATCCTCACGGTTCTTTACAGGGTCATCGATGAGTAGAATGTTTGCACCTTTACCCGTGATACCACCACCAACTCCCGCCGCTACGTAACCGCCGCCCGTGGTTGTGTTCCATGATTCAACGCTCTGGGAATCTTTATCAAGTTTCGTATTTTCAAAAATTTTTTTATAAACATGTTCTCTTAATAGATGACGCACCTTTCTCGAGAAGTTCATGGCCAAGGATCCTGAGTATGAACAACTAATAAATTCATGATTAGGATGCCTACCTAAGTGCCAAGCAGGAAACGCGATACTAGCCAAAGTAGACTTGCCATGTCGAGGTGGCATAAACAACATCAACCTGGGGGACTCTTTGTTCTCAACTTGTTCGCTAAATTTTTCTAAACGTTTACATATATCTTTATGTACCCA